GGTTTTATAAACTACCTGATGGTACAAAATTACCATCGGTCACCACAGTCATTGGTGCTCAAAAGAAACATATTTTTCAGGCATGGCGCAACAAAGTGGGTGAAGATGTTGCCAATGCCATTACCAAAAAAGCAACTTCTCGTGGTACAAATGTTCATACATTGTGTGAACGATATTTAAACAATGAATCATTAGGTAATATTATGCCCGATGCACATGAAATGTTTTTATCAATCAAACCGCATTTAAATCGTATTAACAATATTCATTACCAAGAACAAGCATTATGGTCCACACAATTAAAGATGGCAGGCCGAGTGGATTGTATTGCTGAGTTCGATGGTGTGCTTTCGGTAATTGATTTTAAAACATCCAAAAAAATTAAGAGCCATGAGGACATTGAAGATTACTTCTGGCAAACATCTGCCTACGCCTTGATGTATGAGGAGTTGATTGGTCAACCTATCCATGATTTGGTTATCGTCATGGCCGTTGAGGATTCGAGTCCTATCGTATTCAAACAAAAGACCGAGGACCATATCACAGGCCTAGTCAATGCCATTTCATATTATGAGAAAAGTGGTAAATATTAATTAAGCTGGTTGCCTATATAAGTATAAACACTTATAATAGGACACTATGAACAAATATTGGAAAAAACTCTGCACTCCCGAGCAGAACGAAAGACAGTACGGGGCTTTAAAATTTTTGGCTGGTGGTTTAAGTTTTCTTTTTGTTATTTGGTTACTAGAAAGGATACTGTAATGCCTAACAAAGATTGTGTAAAAGAATATAAAGTAAGAAGTTTTGCTTTCTACATGGGCGCCTGTGCATTTGCTGTAGGTGTATTAACAATACTTTTTGTATTAAACTAATTCGTAGAAGTTGTTTGAAAGTTGTTGTGGACGTGGGTGCGATTCCCACCACCTCCACCAAAAGTATATTGACGAACCGAGTTTTCGGTAGCAAACACAAAAGTGGCAATATACTTCTGATGGGGGTGTTTTAGAATCGACATGGCAATAATTAGAACAATGGAGAATCGCCAGAGAAGGCGTAATCACTAATTAAATTAAACGCAAACGATAAGTATGCACTTGCTGCCTAATAGGTAAGCGGAGTTTCGCCAGGTGAACTTAGCAACAGAATCACCTGGATAAATAAATCACCAGCATCACACAAACCGCTGGTAATACACATAAACACACACAAGGAGAAGTAAATGAGTATGACACCTTATGAGATTCGGCTAGAACTCTTAAAAATGGCCAAAGATATGTTAACTGATGACTATCACACAAAACGTGATGCTCTACAACAGCAATGGCATACACAGGTCGATGCAGCTAAAATTGCTGGTACAACATCACCTGACTACCCCGCCTTACCGGCATTCCCCACAGAAGATGAAATTGTAAAGAAAGCGGAAGCTCTCAATCAATTCGTTTCTCAAACCACTCCACAACCTGAAGTTAAAATAAAATCGAAAACAAATTCGTAATTGGAGACCAAGGCGGTCAGATGTTTGGCCGCCGCAATCAATAAGGAAGAAAGATGTTTAAATTTAACACACAGAAGTTTAACACATTAGCAGTAGTATTAGCAGTATTAACAATAGTATATACAGCACCAACTCTATCGAGAGAGTTTATTACAAATGCAACACAGAAACAAGTATCGGCAGATTATCTAAAACAAATTGAATGCCTTGCTAAAAATATTTATTATGAATCTGCTGGTGAATCTTATGAAGGCAAATTAGCCGTAGCACAGGTCACAATGAATCGTGTTAATAGTGGCATTTTTCCACGAAATATATGTTCAGTTGTTTATCAGAAAACAACGGATCAAAATTTAAGAACCGTGTGTCAATTTTCATGGACTTGTATGGTCAAAGAAATGGTACACATTCATGATCGGTATAGATGGGAAGAATCTCATTTAATTGCAAAAAGAGCATTGACAGTTTCAGTTTTACATGATAAAATAGCAGAAACAAACGCATTGTATTACCATGCAGTTTATGTAAATCCTGGCTGGAATAAACAAAAGGTTGTAACGAAAATAGGTAATCATATATTTTACAGTAGAATTTAAATTATGCCTAATCGTGAAGAAATTAAAAAATTTAGTATGATGATTGAAAATTTGGTGATAGAAAATCGTTTAGGTTATATGGACGCTATCTGCCACCATTGCAAAGAAACTGGTTTGGAAATTGAAGTGGCCGCAACATTAATCTCACCCGCACTTAAATCAAAGATTAAAGAAGAGGCTCAAGATAATAATATGTTGAAGAAAACATCCAGATTGCCAATTTAAATTATGACGGAGAATACCGGTTTTGCCGCATATGCTTTATGGAATGCTTTGAAGTTACATTTTACTTCCGAATCTTATGATTACTTTAGATACAACGGAAAAACAAATGTATCTAAGCAAACATTTACTACCAACAAATCAAAATACCAATTCTATAAACTATCTCGTAAATATGATTTAGAAGAACTCAAGAACTTTTATATTGCCAATTTTATACAAGGCAAAGGTGATTGGGTAGGTGATTTACTTCAGGATGGTGACGAGAATTATACCAAGTGGCAAAAAACTCAACAAAGCTTGACATATACCTTTGAAAATGATATAATTGTATTATTGGATAAGGTAGAAAATCCAAATGATTTATTAGTGGTAAGAAACAATGAATTTCCTAAGTTAATGCAGTATACTACACAAGGAGATATAACACTTGAAACACTTATCATTTTGAACGACCTGATGAATTTTTTCCCGATGTGGGAAAAAGAAATATATGATGATATTGTTTGGCCTAGTTTTAAAACTAAATGTGTGAAATATAAACCATTTCTACATTATGATAAAGAAAAGTTCAAACAAATTTTGAAAGAAAAGATTAAAGAATATGCATAAGATTACCAAGATTTACTTGGACATGGATGGTGTGATTGCCGATTTCAATAAACGATACAAGGAATTGTACAAAATTGAACCGAAAGAGGCCGACACCTATAAAACCTTTGACAAGTTCTTCACCATGTTCATTGCTGAAAGGCAGTTTGCTACATTGAACTTGATGCCTGATGCTATCGAGTTAATTAACTATCTCAGGTCATTAAAGGTACCAACAGAGATTCTTTCTTCCACTTCTTCTGAGAAACGGGATGCAGAGATTCGGGAACAAAAGATTGAATGGTTGAATAACCAAAACATTGAGTTTCCTGTGAACTTGGTTCCAGGTAAAAGATTTAAGAGAGATTTTTCTAATTCGAATTCACTATTGATTGATGATACACCACAGAACATCGACCAATGGCGAGTTGAAGGTGGTATTGGTATACTTCACACGGACGCCATTACTACCATCGGTATTTTGAAGATGTACACTTGACATTGGATAAATATTACTATATTATGAGAAGTATGTGGACAAGTCGTTTTTAATACACCGTTTATACACCGTTTATACGAAAGGAAGTAAATTATGAGTTCATTTGCGAACCTCAAACGCCAATCTGGCAACCTCGACAAACTATCTAAAGCAATCGAGGCACTTAATACCTCATCCGAAGGCAACGATAAATCAGATAACTACTGGCGCCCAGCCGTAGATAAATCTGGCAATGGCATGGCAACGATTCGTTTCCTCCCAGCACCAGCAGTTGATGGTGATGATGCGTTACCATGGGTGAAGATTTTCTCACACGGATTCCAAGGTCCAGGTGGATGGTTAATTGATAATTGTTTAACCACACTCAATCAACAATGTCCCGTTTGTGAACATAATTCCTCATTATGGAATTCTGGTATTGAAGCAAATAAAGATATTGTCCGTAAGCAAAAACGTAAACTAAATTACATTGCAAACGTTTATATCGTATCTGATCCTTCAAATAAAGAAAATGAAGGTAAAGTATTTTTGTTTAAGTTTGGCAAGAAGATTTTTGATAAGATTTCAGAGGCCATGAATCCACAATTTGAAGATGAACAAGCAATTAACCCATTTGATATGTGGAAAGGTGCCAACTTTAAGTTAAAGATCCGTAAAGTTGAAGGTTATCAGAATTATGATAAATCTGAATTCGAATCGCCTGCTGCTTTGCTGAATGACGATGAAGAACTAGAGAAGATTTGGAAGTCTGAACACTCTCTACAGGAACTCTTAAAAGATGGTGAATTCAAGTCGTATGATGCTTTGAAGCAACGCTTAGATAAAGTTCTTGGTCTTAATGGTGAAGCACCACGCACAACTGTAGAACAAGCCAAAGCAAAGCCTGCACCTAAACCTGTTGCAGAAGATTCTCCATTTAAAGATGATTCTGAAGATGATGATATGGCATATTTTAGTAAACTTGCTGAAGAAAATTAATTTTCTTTTACTTAAAAGAAACCCACCTTCATGGTGGGTTTTTTATTATACAACCCGTAAACTACTTAATAGCATTCTCTGAAAGGAATCTTCCATATTCCTCACAGAAGGTATAGGACCTTTTGGTTTTTGGCTCTTGGTTGAACTGATATTCGTATTGTTTGTAATCTGTGCAGTCGTAACCGATTCTGGTGTGCTTGGTAAATTCAATTCTAAATTTTCACTGGTTACGGCATTTAGTTTACTGGTTGTTTTTGGATTGGACATTTGTTCACTTGGTGCTGGTGTTTCTGTTGGTGTCACCGCTTGTGGTGTTGTGTCAACTGGTGTGGCAGTTTGATTTAATGTCAGAATTTCTTTCTTTACTCTATCTCTTTCCATTTTATAATCTTCAACAGCTTCTAGAGCACCGGGTCCCCTTTCGGCAAAACCTTTCAATTGAACGTTGTTTAATGGTTCACTTTCATTATAACTGAATTGATAATTTTTTATTTCTGCCATTGTTCTGTCATATTCAGGTAATTTTTTCTGACGATCCATTTCATCTTTAGCGCCAGCTAAACCACC